ACATCGCCTTCAAATCGGCTTGTCCACATGGTTAAACTATATTTTTCACCAGATATAAGGGGATCAACCTTATGACCATGCGTAACCTCGCTTGGGAATAATATACAAGCCCCATTACTAACAGAACGATTATCAAATTTCTGCCTAGGAAAGACCAACTCGCCCCCTTCGTAATTGCTATTCAGTTTAACGCTTCCCGTTACAAGAGACGCATCAGTATGGTATCCGAGGCTTGTTTGTGTATCTAAGGTATATTTCATAACGAATGCGTCACGAAGCCCAATATGGGCCATAGGCTCCCAATGCTTTTCAGCAATCTTTCCAAGCTTATCTTTCCAAATGGCTTCGATTTCTTCCCAAAGCCCAATTTCCCTAACCCTGATTTCTTGCGCTGGAAACTTATCGCCCTCCATTGAGCGCCACTTTCCTGTTTGGTTAGCTTTCCAAATTATTTCATCACATTGTGCTTGAGTAAAAAGAGGGGTTATCAAAATATCTTTTGAAACTTCTTGATACTCAAGTGTGCTGATGTAACTGGGAGCTTGAAGATCATCAGTTTGCCCAATCGGCTCATAAAAAAAAGAAGAATATATTTCATTCAATTTTACTTTAGCTCTTTCCCCCCCATTCCCATGATAAATGCACGGAGAGCAAATCTCGTTTATCAATCGCCCCTCAAGGACGCGACAAAAAAGATCGGAGCATTGGAAAACATATGCTTCGGTATCAAGCAAAACATTTTGTTCATGCGGGCCTGATAAGAAAGCAAGCTGCGCCCAAAGCTGGTCATCCTCTTGGTCATTTAAACCTCGGTAAAAAAACTTTTTTAGCGCCCCAACTTTTCCCATGTAAAGACCAGAATTAAGGTATCTATATGGCGTTCCAGTCTCTTTAAATTTCTTTTCAAGCCCCTTATCAGGCCAGCAATCTCTTTCCGCTGCGAACAAAATATCACAATCGAAGCCCAAAAATCTTTCCACGATTGTTTCAAGGTCATCACAAATAATAACATCATAAGCGTCACAAAACAAAACAAGGTCATCATCTGGTAAAGATTGCAAGTGACCTCGGACAAGGTTTATTTTTTGACCGCCGCCTTGCGCTTCCATTGTGCCGCCTTGCCAGTCAACACCTTCACCAAGGTTCAAAAATTTAATATTATATCGCTCGCTTGATTGTTCGAGCATAATCATTTTACCTTGATCGGTTCCTACCGTTAAAACGTGGGTTTGCATTCTTGCTTCCTTTTCTATCATGCTTGGCCTTATTGACCTTGGTATCTGCTTAACAAGTTCTGGGCGATAAAAATAGTTAGAATAATTCTTGAGCCTGAGAGGCAACCATTCATCGGCGGGGATAATGTTTTCCGCGAACCCTTCGCATAACATAGAAGCGGCCTTTGGGCTTATCGCATAAGCATGGGCATTGTACCAATATCCAAGGCTGTTTTCCCTATGGCCCAGCCAAACGCTGTCATATGTTTTTAGAAGCCCGTCAATCTCCGCAACATCAAAGGAAGAAAAAACCGCATCTTCCTCAAGCACGATCCCTGCAACGCCAGAGAGTGCAATCTTCTGCCACACCCTAAAATGGCTCACTGAGCAACCAAACTCTGTTTTCAGCAGGGTTCTATCATGGATAGGATCTTTCCAGCCCCTATCAGGCTTACATCCGCTCTCCGCTATTATTTGCGCCCAATCTTTTCCCCTTGCGTCAAAAGCATCCCCATGCAGGGAGATTTGATAAACTATTGCCACGATTGCAAATAATTAAAAGCGACAGTCATTCTTCGTCCGCTTACATTTGAAGGAACGTAATGGGGAAGATATGAAGGAAATATGATCAAAGAGTTTTGTTTTGGTGGAATTATCTTGATTGTATCAAAGCCCTCATTTGTTTCTATTGGTAGCTGGTTTTCAAAAGGGTTGCACATAGCAAGTGGAGCGGCATCTTCATTCGCTTCTAAAAAATAAACTGCGCTGAAATGCGTTCTTGGGTGTGTATGCTTTTCTTGATAAAAGTTTCTCTCGTAAACATTCAGCCACGCACCTTTACATTCAAATGGCTTTGATGCGTCGAAATATTTTGCAAACCATTCAATGTGACGAGAAACAGTTTCAGTAAGAAATTCCCATTCTGGATCGTTATGCAGTGGTTTTTCATTGATAGATGACCAGACAAGACAACCAAAATCATTATCTCCATCATAACTCTTATATAATTTTTCAGCGGATGCTAAACACTTTCCATGACTTTCATCATCCAAAAGGTTTTCTTGCATATAAACCCTATGTGGGAAAAATTCTTCAATCACTGCCATCTTGGACCCTCAAACCATGCCACCAAAGATTTCCTAGTTCCTTTTGTTACTTGAGTAACCCTATGGTGATAGAAGCTTGGAAACACCAAAACCGTTCCCTTTTCTTTTGCAGAGAAGTCTGGGCTTTCTTGTTCAGCAAATTCAAAATCCCCACCTTCATAATCTAAGGGGCTTGAAAGCTGCAACGTGACTGAAATCTTCCGATGTCTATCAGATAAAAAATTTACATCGTGATGCCATGTGTAATGACCAGCCTCAGACGCATGGTATTCGGTATATTGAATATCCGCTTGGTTCCATACGTTAAAACCCCATTCCCTATTGGCTAAGTCTACATAACGATAAAGTAATAACTGAACCTCCAAATCTCCAGTAAGCCAGCCAACACGACTTGATCTGACATCGTTACCATCACCGCTAAAAACTTCGCCCTTATCAATCTCTGTTTGTTGCGCTCGCTTCAAAATATATTCAACAATATCGTCGGGGACGTCACTGCGCCAAAAAAGCCAATTATTTTTCATTTTGCCTCCTGTGCCAGAATAAATCTCTGTAAGCATTACGACCATACAGCTCTAAAATTTTTCTTGATGTGCTGTTTTCTGTATCAATCTTTTTGGTCAATTCTTTAATGTCAGATGAAAATTTTTCTCTTTTAAATGGTATGATCTGCGCTAATGGCATACCCATTTTTAAATTGAATAATTTTTTATCGGTTCGCACAAAACAGGGGAAATTTAACTTTACATTATATCTATCCGTATCAATCACGGCCTCGAATGGAACGACTGGGTTCATAAAATTATTTGCAATCGGCTTGACCAAAATACTCCATCCCTTTCTTGTCTTACAAATCCAAGGGCTGTGAAACTTAACTATACTGCTAGAATTTTTGTAAACGTTTCTATCAATGGACGCAAAATCTGAGAATTGGTCCGGTGGATGTCCAGATAGTGACCCCAATTCTGCATCATAATTTGGAACTTCTCCTTTATCTGATGCCCTCGCCAAAAAATCTCTTGAAAGTTCAGATGGGAAATTAGCCGCCAAAGCGCCATCATCTCGAACCGCAATGTCAACACTATGCCAAAGGGGAACTATAAATCCATTTGTCATCGCATCTCTAAATGGAACACAGGTTTTTACTGTTCCATGAGCTTGTGGTGATCCACCATGCAATTTGATGGGCATTTTTTTATACCAAGAAGGCATAAACTTTGCCGATTTATCGGGAGTTGGAAAGCAGTCGATAAATTCTTTTTCGCCGTAAAAAGTAATCTTTGGTTCTCTGAACCTCATTAAACATCCTCCTAGATGTTTTCAAAAATCTTTCACATTAACTCCGTGATCAATTAAGAAATCAGGCTCCCCACTTGGGGGAAATGGATCAGATATTTGATAATCTAAAGAATGAATAACATCATTTGTTTTCACTATATATGCGTCCAATATCTCTTTTTGATCATCAGTTAAATTATTTTTGATGCCCTCCATAGCCATAATAAATTCCCTACATCTGGTTATAGCAATACCCATATTCCAATCATACAAAAATTGCCCAGAAGCAAGAGAATAATCATCTCCTATCATTTCAAGCAAGGCTTGATTGTCAATAGTGGTATCCTGATCATATTGATTTATAGTGTATTCAATCCAGCCATAAACAGGATGTTTTATTTGAACGTTCATAATAACGTCATTAAATTTTACAGCCTCACGATATTCAGTAATATCAACCATTTAAGAAATCCTCACAAAAAGACCCGCCGCTTGCATCCAGTTATTACCAACACGGCCCGTATAAGCATATGTCATAGAGCGCCACGTTCCAGATATTGCAGGACCAGTAGTATTTCCGTTCCCGCCCCAAACATGAGAACCCGAACCAAATGCACCGCCAGATTGCATTCGCAATCCACCACAAGCTCCTAAAAGTGATGACGCATATGTACCATTTCCAACAATATATGGGCTGTATCCAATAGGTTGATAAATCAACCACTGATAGGAACCCACAGTACCAAATGAAGTCGATGGTGTTCCCGCTGGACCTGTTGGACCAGTTGGGCCTGTGCCGCCAGAACTCCCCGTTGGCCCCGTTGGTCCCGTGGCCCCCGTCTGCCCTTTCTGCCCTTTCTGACCTTTCTGCCCAGTCGGGCCAGTAGGTCCAGTGCCACCTGTGCCGCCTGTTTGCCCTTTTTGACCTTTTTGGCCTTTCTGACCTGTCGGGCCAGTTCCACCAGTTCCACCTGTGTTTCCAGTTTGTCCCTTCTGGCCTTTTTGCCCCGTGGGGCCAGTTCCACCCGTGGGGCCAGTTGGGCCTGTCGGGCCTGTTCCTCCCGTTCCACCTTGCGCCCCTTGCTGGCCTTTCTGTCCCTTCTGCCCAGTTGACCCCGTGCTTCCTGTTGGGCCAGTTCCACCTGTCGGGCCAGTAGGGCCAGTCTGTCCCTTTTGCCCCTTTTGCCCCGTGGGGCCAGTGCCGCCCGTATTCCCCGTCTGGCCCTTTTGTCCTTTTTGACCCTGCGGCCCTGTGCCTCCCGTAGAACCAGTAGGTCCAGTCGGCCCTGTCAATCCTGTCGGGCCAGTTGGGCCAGTTCCACCTTGCGAACCTGTGGCCCCCGTCTGTCCTTTCTGGCCCTTCGCTCCGGTTGGACCAGTGCCGCCCGTGCTTCCTGTCGGGCCTGTGGCACCAGTATTTCCGACCTCACCCTTCTGACCTTTTGAACCAGTTGGCCCTGTCGGGCCTGTGGCCCCTTGAATACCCTGAGAACCTACTTCGCCCTTCTGACCCTTTGAGCCATTCGAGCCAGCCGAACCAGTTGGG